AAAAATATCAGCAGCCCCTTACCTTCGATCGTCAGAGGGTTAGCCTGGCCACTGGTTATGCTCAAATATGCCCTGCTGATGATTTGGGGGTGCTTGTGAAGTTAATCCTCCCATTCCCGCCAAGCGTGAACACTTACTGGCGTAACACCAGACAGGGAGTATTAATCAGCGCCTCCGGGCGCTGTTTCCGCTCCAATGCGCTCGCCACCGTTCTGGATCAACTTAAACGCCGACCACAGCCGATTACAGTGAATGTTGAGGTGAGTGTGCTGCTGTTCCCGCCAGACAAGCGCCAGCGCGATCTTGATAACTACCTCAAAGCATTATTCGACAGCCTCACGCATGCCGGTGTGTGGAGCGACGACAGTCAGATAAAGCGATTCTCGGTAGAGTGGGGCGCAACGACGAAGAAGGGCAAGGCCGAAGTAACGATCACACCTTTTGAAGTGGTGGCAGCATGAGAGCATTGCTTACGCCAGAGGTAGCACCGCGCACCGGAATTGTGTTGCTGAAGCCAGGTCCAGAACTGTTGAAGCTGTTTAAGGGCAGGGTGGTGATCAGCACACCGACAATGGATATGGCAGACCTGCCGTCAGGGCGGCTGAATGACGGCACACAGCCGTTACTTGATGAGCCCTCACTGATTCCCTTCTTCAGTCACGAACGCGTGATAAAGGCCGCTGGTGGACCGAATGCGCTGGCATCCTTCGTCCAGTCCTTCGGGTGCTGCCAGTGGGAGCAGTTGGGAGTGTGGCATCACCATGAATTCACAGTGTCAGAAATCGAAAACGGCCTGGTGTCTCTTTGCTATAGCCACGATAATGAGTTCAGGGAAAACGGCGTACCCGGTAGCCTAGAGAATATCGCCAAAGGAAACACCGCACTCTGGATAATCAGGGCTGCATGCAACCAGATGGCGCTAAACGGTGATCACCAGTTGACGCTGCCTGAACTGTGCTGGTGGGCAACCCTGAATGATGTGATTGACCTGATACCAGAGGCACCGGCCCGTCGCGTTCTGCGTATGCCGAAAGAGACTATCCAGAGCGGTGAGCTGAAAGAAGCCCGTATTGTTCCAGCGCGACCGGCGCGTGAGGTGATTCAGGATGCTGCTCAGTTGGTCAAAAAGATAATCGACCTGCGCACTGACCCGGAATCACCAGAATCATTCATGAAGCGGCCCAAGCGTAAGCGCTGGGAAAGTGAGAAATATACAAGATGGGTAAAATCGCAGACGTGCGCATGTTGCGGCGTGCAGGCTGACGATCCTCATCACATCATCGGACATGGACAGGGGGGAATGGGAACGAAGGCGCATGATTTATTTGTGATACCGCTATGCAGAGCGCATCACAATGAACTGCACCGGGATATGAGAGCGTTTGAAGCGAAATACGGCAGTCAGATAGAGCTGCTGTTCAGGTTCCTCGATCACGCGATTGCAGTCGGAGTGATTGGGACAGACAAAAAATAAAGTGTGTGGAGAAGGTGAGCATGAAAATTGAATCAGCGCTGAAGCACTTCAATCCGAAGAGCCTGCAGATTAGTGACTCATCCCGTGCTACGGGAAGTGAGGGGCTTACGGGTACAGACCTGATGGCCGCTATCGGGATGTGTCAGTCAAAGTCTCCGATGGGGATTGCAGCCGTTCTGGCTAAGTCCGGGGTCAGCGAAGGGGATAAAGATCGCGTCATAGGTCTTCTGATGGTGCATGCCCGGCGCATAACCCCAAAGCTCGTTCTGAAAGCAGCTGGCTCAAAGCTGCCTTCCTGTATCAGAGTTCTATCCAAGCTGGCATATGAAGATTATGTCCGCTCTGCATCAACTACCCACTCATGCCCCGACTGTGATGGCCGTGGCATTATGAACAGTATTGAGCATGTAATGATTCACCCTGGCTGCTCAACGCCTGATAACGATAATTACGTTCCTCCAAAATACCGATTGGAAACGCTGGAAAAGATGTGCGTGACATGTCACGGCAAGGGCGCAGTCACAGAACGGTGCCGCTGTAATGGTACAGGCCGCGTGCGTGATATCGAGATGTCCAGGCAGACTAATTCCATAGTTGAGAAGAATTGTGATCGGTGTGGTGGCAGAGGATTTGCCCGTTCGCCCGGTACAAAAGCATTCAGAGCCATCCGGGTGCTGATACCTGACCTGCAGGAGAGAACCTGGAACCGCAACTGGAAGCCTTTCTTTGATTCGCTGGTGGTTAAGCTGGAGGAGGAAGAGTCTCACGCTGACCAGACCTTCCAGAAAATCACAGGAAATGAAAGATTCCCCAGCCAAAGATAACTGTTGCTTTTGTCCGGGAATGGATTAATATCTCCTCATAGTGGGGATTTTATGAGTCTTCCGCACTAAAAAGAATTATCTGGTTCGCTGATGGCGGGTCAGTTGCATATCAAGTGGATGTCCGAAAGCCTCGCAGCCTCACCAGCTGGCGGGGCTTTTTTATTGGCTTATCCCCTGAAAGGGATGAGTAAAAGATTATCCCTTGTAGGGGATAGAAAAATTACCCCTGTTGCCGACGGGCAAGGCAGTTACCGCTATTGCGTCAGGGTTCCCATTCAAAGAGGTCGCCAAAGAGCGGCCTTTTTTCGTTTTTGCGCACGCCAATCAGTCTCCACACACACTTTTGACGCCGTGGCGTTGCGCAATTTTCTTCTGACTACCGACAGCACCGACCGTAATCACGGAGGTGATATGAGTATCGATATGAGCAAACTGGCATCAGGCGCGGCATACGGCGCATCTGCCGGGACAATTGCTAACGGTCTGCTGACCAGGCTGAGTCCCGATGAATGGAGTGCTGTTGGCGTCCTGGCCGGTATTCTGGTCGCGCTGTTCACGCTCGGCATCAACTGGTATTACAAACGAAAGGCTACGCTGGCACAAATCAAAGCTCTTCAGCGCTGGCCCACTGCCCCAGCCATAAACGAGGATTAACCCATGGCTATGTCAAACAGCCTGCGCAATAAGCTTATTGCTGTCGCGGGTGGCGGAGCTATGGCTATCGCTACGGTGTTCCTCGGCGGAAAGGATGGGGTAGAGGGCAGGGTGTACGAGCCTTACAAGGATGTGGCAGGCGTCTGGACTGTCTGCGACGGACACACCGGCACCGACATCATCAAAGGTAGGAAGTATACCGACCGCGAATGTGATCGCCTGATGTGGAATGACCTGAAGCCCGTTAAAAAGACAGTCGATTCACTGGTTAAAGTCCCGCTCGGTGAATATCCGCGAGCAGCGCTTTACAGCTTCACGTACAACGTAGGCACCAGCGCCTTTTCAAAATCCACTTTACTGAAGAAGCTCAACGCGGGTGATCATGAGGGTGCGTGTGAGGAATTGCGCCGTTGGGTATATGCCGGTGGTATGAAGTGGCGCGGGTTGATGAACCGGCGAGACATGGAGCGCTCATTGTGTCTGGCGGAGAGTGTCGATGACCTTAAAGGCTAAAGCGATCACTGCACTCATCCTGCTGGTTCTGCTGCTACTAGCCACCTCAGTAGCACTCGCGCTTTATTACCGAGGCAATGCCATTGACTACAAGGCGCAGCGTGACACGGCAAGCAGCAACCTAAAGCTGGCTAATGACACCATCACTGATATGCAGACGAGACAGCGTGATGTGGACGCGCTTGATGCGAAATACACCAAGGAGCTGGCAGATGCCAAAGCTAAGCTTGATTCTCTTCAGCAGTGCGTTAGTTCTGGTAAATGCGGGCTGCGCCTCAACGCAATCTGCCCGAAAGGTAACGCCTCCGGCACCACCGGCGTGGATGATGCAGCCAGCGCCCGACTTACTGACGCCGCTCAGCGGGATTATTTCACCCTCAGAGAACGAATCGCAGTCGCCGGAAAGCAAATAGCCGGATTACAGCAGTACATTCGGGAGCAATGCTTGATGTAAAATGCACTCTACAAAGGAGAGCATATGACAGAAAGCGAAATAGCAATTCAAGCTCTTGCTGCAGCAAGAGAGTCAGCAAATTGGGCCTTTTGGTCAATGTGGGGGGCATGGTTCTCTGGGATCGCAACATTTGCTGCAGTGTTGGCATCCCTGTTCATTGCCTTAAGAAAGCCCAAGTCTTTTGTTAAAGGAAAAGTGCGATTAGGTAGGATATTTTCTGGCGAAGATGACTTTCAGGTTTTAGCTGTAACCGTTGTTAGTCTAACCCTTCATACCGTTAAGTTGAGCCATATATGCTGGATGAACGGCAAAGACCATGAGTTTCAGCAGCTATTCCAAAATGCTGAATCAGATAAGTTGCCTATTCGCCTTGAGCATGGCGATGAAGCTAACTACCGCATCATTTTACGTGATGAAGAAGGTTGCTGGTTTAATAGAATCGCTAAACGTCTATTAGAAGCAAACCTAGATGTAAAAAAACTAAAGTGCTTTGCTGTGCTGTCAACAGGGGAGCGCTTTGAATTGAAGATCAATAATCGTGTGAAAGTAAAAATATCCCAGGCAATTACTGATATGTCTTAGCCTTTGCCGTAGCTGAGGAATCGATCCTAAGCCTCTGACTAGGGTTAGTGGTTAGCGACGCTGTGAAGCGTGACGAAGCTGGACATACATAAGAAACTTGGCATGATTTATCTTTTCAAAGGAGGTAAACATGCATCAGCTTTTAAGAACTTACCTTGTTGGTGAAGACCGTAAATATGAACTTTACGGGTTAGCAGATGAAGGCGATCGAGTAATTAAAGTGCTTGAATATGCATACCGCTCATTGAGTTCCAAAGATAAAACAGCCCAATGGGTTTGTTTAGGTCCCGTGGACATCAGCGAGTATACAGATAGCAGGTACAACCCTTCCATGGCATACAGACCGGATAGAAAGAATAACGATATCCACTCAATAAAAGAACTTTGCGAAAAGTTGGGTAAGAGATAATAGAGCCGCCTTCGGGCGGTTTTTTATTGGAGCGAATATGTCCGAGCCACGCATCTATAACAGCCGCTGGGATAAAGCCAGGCTCTCATTCCTCAAATCGCACCCTCTCTGCGTCATGTGCCATCGGCAGGGCCGGGCAGTGGCCGCTGCTGTCGTTGACCATATCAAGCCACACAGGCTGAAAGAGGCCATCAACGGCGGAAAACAGGACGAGATAGCAAAGGCTCAGAAGCTATTCTGGGACAAGGCCAACTGGCAGCCTCTCTGCAAGCAGCATCACGACTCGACCAAGCAACGTGAAGAGAAGCGCGGACACGTCATAGGGTGCGATGAGAACGGCATGCCACTCAACCCGTCATCACATTGGCGTAAATGATAATGAATATCATTTCTAATTGAGGGTGATAGGGGTAATGGGCAGATGAGAACGATTATCATAACCATCGGGGAGGGTGGATGCAGAGTTCAGGGGCTAGCGACCTCCTGACCGCCCGCCCCCCTTTTTATGCACAACCGCGAAATGAAAAGTTTTTTTCTGGGAGGTTTTTATGGCCGGAAGACGACCAAAACCGACCCATCTTAAGGTCGTTACCGGCAATCCGGGCAAGCGAAAACTCAACGACAAAGAGCCTGCGCCTGCGAGAGAAATCCCTAGCCCGCCGTCACACCTCACTGATTGGGGAAAGGTTGCGTGGGGAAAACTGACAGTTCTGCTTGATGGAATGGGCGTGCTGACCGTTGCCGATGTCCTGGCACTGGAAAGGCTCTGCGATATTTATGCCGACATTCTTCAGCTGCGGATCACGATTGCTGATGAAGGCAGAACTTATACGGTCCAGACCGAGGGTGGATTTCTGATAAAGGCCAACCCGGCTGTTTCAATGCTGGCTGATGCAGACCGGCGGTTTAAAAGCTACCTGGTAGAGTTCGGCCTGACACCGGCTGCCCGGTCAAAGGTGAACGTGAATGGTGGAGAAAAAGAAGAAGACCCGCTCAACCAGTTCTTCGGTTGACCCGGCGACGCAATATGCAATGGACGTTACCAGCGGTGCGGTTATTGCCGGACCAGACATCCGCGCGGCATGCGCCCGTCACCTTCGCGATCTGGAAGAGGGTCCGAAGCGCGGCCTGTTCTGGGATGTTGAAGCTGTAACGCGCGTTGTTAACTTCTTTGCTCAGGTTCTGAAGCTGAATGGCGGTGAGCATGAGGGGAAACCTTTCATCCTGCTGCCGTGGCAGTGTTTCATTGTTGGCTCCCT